AACTTAAACAAGCAAATAGTGAGAATAAAGAGTTAAAAAGTCAATTAGAAGAAATGAGATCTAAGATTGAGGAACTAAGTAATACTAATAAAGTTCCTGGAGCTAAACGTCACATTTCTGAAAAAGAAGCTGAAGAACTTGGTGAAGATGTTCTTAATTTGCAAGAGAGAGTTATTAAAGGCACACTCGAAGAAGAGCTTGAAAGTGGAAAGATAAAAGAACTAGTTAATAGTTTAGTTGAACAAAGTATTAATTCTAGAACTAAAGTTAATACGCAACAAAAGCCAGGTGTAGATCTTAATGCATTTTGGCAAACTGTTGAAAAGTATTATCCTGGTGCTAGAGATATTAATAGTAGTGATACTGGATGGCATAGTTTTTTAAATCTTTACGATTCTAAAAGCGGATTAAAAAATAGGGATGTAGGAGCTAATGCAATTAATAATGCTGATGTAGCATCATTAGTTGATTTATTAG